CTGCATTGCATAGGGATTATCTTTTTGCTAGAATATATAAGTAAACAATTTGGAGAATCTCTAGGATTGTATTACGTTAAGATCATTCTCTGTTTTTACTTTATCTTTATGTTCATTCATGGAGATACAAAAGGAAAAGCAAAAGAATACAAAGAAAAGATTGTTACAATAGTTAGAAAGAAAGGAATCTAAATGAATTTCTTGAGTTTAGTACTGATTCCATATTCTATCTTTTTTCTAATCTATTCTTTGTTGTATCTTATTGTTCTCTATATGAATCTATATTGAATATCACTTCGTGGTATTACTTCGTATCTCTATAGTGTATACTTTATATGGGTTTCTTAAGGGTCTCTAAGTTACTCTAAAGATCTCTAGATCTTATCTTCAAACCCAACAGAGTTATTATATCAATAAAACAGAGTATTGTCAACCCCCTAATGATGATGTATAATCAATAAAGAAACAGGAATGAACAATGAGTTATATTGAAGTGAAACTTTCAAGGAGAGCAGCAGAAGCAATTATAGAAGCACTTCAATTAGAATGTAATTTGGCATTGTATGAACAAGAACTTGAACTTGCTACAGAATATGCAGAATTGAAGAATTACTTTGAACAGAAACTAAATGGAAAAGAAGAATGAAGATTGTAATTAACAACAATTATGGTGGATTTGAACTTTCTGATGATGCTATTGATAAACTGAAGGAAAAGGGATTTACTGAAGAACAAATCTTTTGCCTCCCCAGACATCATTCTGCTTTGGTTGAAGTTGTGGAGGAATTAGGTGAAGATGCAGGCGCAGTTTACTCTGAATTGGTAATTGTTGATGTAGATATAAAAGAAAAGTATTATATCTACGAATATGATGGTTGGGAAACCGTACACACAGAAAAAGATATTCCCTGGGTTTATGTTTGAGGTTGACATCCCAAGAATGCTCTGGTAGGATACAGGATAGTTAAGGAGAATACTTCAGTGTCAGAAGCAATTCTACAACTCATTGTCTTGATCATTCTTGCTTGCATTTTCGGTTATGTAATTTCTCTTGCATTCCCCTTGACGTTTTTCCAAGGATCAATTATAGGTTTCATGTTCTGCGTTATCGCGAACAAACTTGATTAACCTGCTTGACATCCACCAAGACCTGATCTATCATATAGAAAGTTAAGGAATTCATTCCCATGCAAACCATGAACTACGCACCCGAAACAATTGAACTGATTGAAGAACTGACCAATGAATTGTCCTACGCTGAAGATGACATTCATGTGTTTATCAAGGAGCATGGTGAAGCAGCATTCCGTGCTTACTATCCTGACTATTGTGACCTTGGTGAACAATACAATTATTATGCAGTAGATGCTTTCATCAATGAATATGGTTTTGAACTGAATAGTTTCCATGATGCATACATGGGAGAATATAACTGGAACGACTTTGTTGACCAATACATTGAAGAAAACGTACTTTATCAAATTCCTGAACAATATCAATCCTACTTCGATACTGATAAGTTTGCCAATGACCTATCCTATGATTATATTGAAGTAAACGGATTCATCTTCAACCGGAATTTTTAAAACACTGGGGGCACTTCGCCCCCTTTTTCTCTAAAGGTATTCTACTATGATTAAAGCAATATCCAAGTACGATCCTAATCAAGTTGTAAAATATGAAACCTTTGAGCATTTTCATGATACAGTAAAAGAATGGTATATGCCAGACGTAAATGAAGGAAGTTTGATGGAAATTGTTTTAGAACATTATTATTTCTATATTGATGGAATCCAATATGAAGCATAAATCTAATCTTGAATCTCTAATGAAATCCTACGGGTTTCATCTGCATCGCAGCAAAAACCATTTGATTTGGAAGAATCAAGATGGAATCACAATTACTACAAGCAAAACACCGAATGGAGTGATGGCAATTCGGCAAGTAGAGCGCAGTATTAAAAGGATTCTCAAAACTAATGTTTAATCAGGCAGATTTGTATTATTTACGATTCTTGCTGCACCAACAATCTAATTTCCTTAAGGGGATTGATTTAGAATCAGATGATCCAGAAATTGAACAAGTTAAAAAGTTACTTGCAAAAATTGATTTAATGATTAAACCTGTGGAATATATTGATCTATGAACTTTAAGTATGCTGTAATATTTGGTGCAGATTATGAAGGTGAATCCTTCAACACGTTGAAACTGTTTGAAAACCTAGATGAAATCCAACAATATGTTACAGATGGTGAAGTTGTAGGTTACAATGATTATTATATGCTAGGTGAACTCGCAGAAGATGGTACATTGAAATTCTTTCAACGGATTGATGTATAGTACAGATGTTCAAGAATCACCTTGACAACACAAAATTCCGCACAGTATTATGGTTGTAGTTCAGCACAAGGATTCAAACATGATTTCCGAACAAAAACTGGTGCAGTCAGCAAACATCATTGTTTCCGAATGTCTTCGCGATAATCCCAAACTCATCCGTGGTATCATGCAGAATGATGAAGTGGACTACGAAACTGCAAGCAACCACCGTCTCGTCCGACGCAACAACGAAACCATTCAGTTTCTGACGCAATACTACATCCCATCCAGAAGGATGTATGACTGCTAAAGCAGCACGCAAGTCCTAAGCAAGACTCTAAACTGCTTGCAAAATCTACAAGAATGACCATGAAGTTCACAGACCTGGATTTTCAGCAGCATCCCAGCTTCTCTCTTGAAGGTTCGTTTTTCTACGAACCAAAAGCTATTAGAGCAGTCGCTAGGTTTAATAATGACTACGGTTTATCAGTCGTCAGGTTTCCAGGGTCACACGGTTATTACCAAGGCTTGTATGAAGCCGCAGTACTGAAGTTTACAGATGAAGACTTCAGACTGTGCCGAATAGATGAATTTGAAGATGACGTAATAGGCTATCTGTCTCCCAGTGATATAGACGCACTTCTGGAAACGGTAGAGCAGTTTTAGAGATTGTCAATAGACGCGGAACACTTCCGCGTCTATTATTGTTTAACAGCATACCGATAAGTTATCCTAATCAAAGAATCATCCTAGAACCCGTTGACATCCCTAGAAGGATTTGTAAGAATGATGGCATGGTCAAAGGAAACAAAACAAATGCTGATGTCAGACCAAGAATACCAAAACCTGTTAAAGGAAAATAACAAGACCATTCCGACCTACAATACTGTAGAGTATGGTTTAGGATACAATGATGCATGGAAAGGCAATGCGCCAAATCCAGAGTACGAAAATGATGATAGGTATATGTTCGGATACGATTCCGCAGTTCAAGACCGTTACGATCAATACCGTTACTAGGAGTTTAATCATGCAAAAAGTTTTTGTTCTGCTCATTCAAGACTGCGAAAACATTTCAGTAGATGTCTTCAGTGACAAATATCAGGCACAACTTGCAGCTTCAGCATATTGTGAAGAATGTTGGGATCCGGCATGGGGTTCTACTGAAGAATTCGATGTTTCTGATATGATTCAATATTATCAGGAGAATACTGGCGCTAAAATTACAATCATTGAACGTACCATCAATGTGGATTCCCAGAGTTATGTTTAGATTTCAGAAGGAAACTAAAATGCTACAGCAAGTAAAAGTACAGACCAAACAATCTACTTGTTACCATTACAAGATCAACAAAAAGTATATTCCCTATTACGTTGAAAGGATAGAAGGTGAACAGGATTATATTTTAAGACTTGAAAATTTTGCTGATTTCAGCAAACCAATTCAAACTATTGCATACTTTGAAGAATTCCAAGATGCTAAAGCATTTATTCTAAAAATCTACAATCTAGATCATGAAGCAATCCAGCAGATAGCATATTGCTAAACCAATGGCGCGGAATCACCTCCGCGCCATTTATTGTTTTACACTTAATCGATAAGTTATTCTAATCAAACAATCCTCCAAAACCACGTTGACATTCCAAAACCACCATGCAAAGATATAGGCATGGTTGAAAAACCAAAAGCACACAGAAAGAAAAACCCATGAAATCCGTTTGCTATCCGTCTCATTCCACTGTCCGCAAAGAATCCAAAAAGTATATTTCACGTCGTCGCTTCGGTTACAAGATCATCGACATCATTTGTCAGAGTATAGTTCTAGGCGGTTCTGTCGGTATCATGCTAGCTATGGTGCTGTACGCAAACCATAGGGATTCAGAGTACTTCAAGCAGCATCAAATAGCATCCTTTCCTAGCAGACCGCAGGAGTGTACTCCAGAAGACAACTGCCAAGGATAGTACAAACGTTCAAAGACCCCTATTGCGCCACAGTCCACGATCCAGTACAATACAGAAAGAAAGCAAAGGCAAACCATGCAAATCATCCACTGCGGAACCCAAAACCCTGACAAGCTGTTCAGCAAAACCTGGGCGATTTCTTTCAAGGAAATTTATTATGCCTTTATGTCAGAAGGCACAAACCAAATGCGTATCACCAAGATCAGTAAACAAGAAGGAAGGATACTAGAAACCTATAAGGTTAACGTCCATGATGCTAGAGTTCTGTGGAAACAACTACGGTACAGAAAGACTGCTAAACTGATTCAATACAACTATTACCACGATTAAAACCCTAGGGATGCAATAAAAGTTTACAGTCTCACCTATTGCATCCCGCACTACCTTCCACTACAATACAAGAAAGCAAAGGCAAATCCCAATGCAAGTCCAAACCAAGCAATTCTACTTCGGAATCTCTCGCCGTGCTATCAAGCATCCAGGTGAGGAAATCCTAGGTATCGCAGTCGGTAGAGTATACTTCGGTCTTTACACTCCTGGGTACTTTCCTTGGCACCAAAACCTAGCATTTGGAATCCTTAACGAGAATGGCGGATTGTAATAAACCTTAACAACCATACAAGAAAGCAAAGGCACACAGAACCATGATGACCTTTAATTGCGAGTTAACGGATACGTTTGGGTCTGAAGCAAATTACTCATGGATGGAACGGCACCAGTTTCAAATATCCGAAAATGCTACAAGACTACAAATCGTCCGCCATGCAAAACGCTTACTAGGACTGACCGGAACACGTTGCAGAACTACAGACCTAGGTGATTTGATTGAACTGAAACCACAAGGATTAAACATGGTAGCATTCATCTCTATAGAATACTAAAACAAACAAGACCTGGGCACAGTCAATAAACTGCCCATAACAAACCAAAACCAGTCAAAACCCATGAACTTCACACTCTACCAGACGCATCCTATTCAGATTCATCATATTTACAAGCAAGATCAAAACTACAAGTATGGTCGTCTAATAGGTGACATTAAGCAAATAAACAAAACCACGTTTATGCTATCCTATTGTGACGAACAAGCACAAATACACAGGAGTCTACACAAAACACTAGAACAAGCACAAAACCATATCAAAGGATTCTAAAAAATGTTCACTGAAATGCAATTGATCAAGATCCAAAACGTTATCAGAGCAGAAAAGGTCAGAGTATACAACAGGAGAGCAGAATGGTTCAATAAATACTTTTTTGATAAAACTATTGAAGATAGGGATTATGACTTTAATTGTAAAATCCTAGACCAGGAAATAGAAGAACTAGAACAAATATATTCAATTGTAGAAGAACAAATAGAAAAGCATCTAGAACAGAATAATATTCAGAACCAATACAAACAACTTTATATTCTATCCAATATAGCACTACAGATTCAAGATCAGTATATAGAGCAGACTATATCATATAATGAGTATCAGGATAGAATGAGTGAGATAAACAAACAGAAGAATGAAATAAGAAAGCAGATAAACAAATAAAGGTTACAAAGATAAGACTCTAGAGCAGTTAATACTCTAGAGTCTTTTTTTATTTTGTGTTTAATTAAATGTTAATAAAAATATGGTTGAAAGAATGATCTATAGTGTTATGTAAATGGTATAGAACGCTATAGGTAGTGTGCGGAATATCTAGTTATCTGCTGTATATCAGAGTAAATGTCTGATAATGTGCGGATCTCTCGCAGTCTTGCCGTTCACTCTACCCCCTAATAGTTATCTCCAAACAACACAAAACCCAAAACATTTCCAAACAATTTCAACACAATTATCACAATTCATAACGCACACAAATTAACACATTTTTTCGCACATATTTTCGCACATATTTTCGCACACGCCTAACACGTAGAACCCGCACCACGACTAGGTTTTTACTCAAAAAACATCAAAAACTTTTACATTTATTTTTAACTGGGGGATACTGGGATACCCCCACGATAAAAAACATGCAAAAAACATACAAAAACCCTATGTTTTTACTAGGGTTTCAGCCTGCTATTTTTTGTAATTCTATCTGAAACTCAAAAACTTTTAAAAGTTGTTCGATCCTCCCCCCTTGAAGCGTCCAGGTCCAAGGCTCCGAGGGGGGAGATATGCCCAGAATGGAATATAAGGGTCTCTTATCTGACCTATAAAGAATGTTAATATTAAAATCCCCTATAGGTTAGATAAGCAATTCTAATATATGGATTCTTTATCTAACCTATAAGCAATTGATATATCACTGTTCCCTATAGAATAGATAAGCAATACTGATATTAAATCTATCAATGCTGCTGGCGATCGCCCATAGGTCAGACTCTATAGGTTGGTTTCTCTATGGTTCCGAGGGGGAAGGATCGATGATTTCAATATATAAATCCTTTATCTGACCTATAAGCAATCATGATATTAGGATTCTAGGTGGTGATTGCCAGACAGCATAGAGAAGACTCTATAGGATCCTAGTCTCGGGATTGTCTATGCTCCGAGAGGGAGAGATTGATAAAAATCAATGCAAAATTCCCCTATAGAACCCGTCACAGCGTCGACAGGTTTGTTAGGTTAGTGGGGTAGTTGTTTGGATCGTTGCTATGTCGATTGCTGACCTGCTCACTGCTGCTGAAGTTCGCCGGGGCCCGGTTTGGACTTCTGGGGATTCTGTTTGGGCACGCGTTCGCCGGATCGGCGAAACGACTTGCCATTGGGCAAATATGGATTGGCAGGATGCCAATGACTGGGAACTGTCGGGATATCAGGCGCTCCATAAATTCAGTCTGGAAATCCTGTCGACCCACAGCGATTCCGAAATGTACGCATATGAAGATCAGTACGTTTCCCACACAGACCCGTCCCAACCCTGGGATTCCAGCGACGGTTACGACGATTACGATCCCATCGGAGACGATTCCGACAACTACCCGGATGATCTGGGATGCTATGGGTTTCTTCAGTACGATTCCCATAATGGGGTCTGGTGGATCCAGAGTCACATTCAGGGCACTGTCGGATCGGTATGGATCGACACTGACTGGGAGACGCCAGTTTACTGGGTTTCCAGAGTAGATAAGCACTGGGATGCTATTAAAGGTAGTTGGGCACTATATGATGCTGGAGTCCTTTATCATGGCGATGATTTGATTAAAATGGTAAATACCTGTCTGGAAATGATCTAGGTTCTGTTCACTGTTCTATTCTGGAGTTTTCGATCATGCAAAATGTAATGCAAAATGCCGCCGGGTTTAACTACAATCAACCCGTTTACGTTAAATTTAAGGGTTTAGTGTTTACTGTGGAACGTTTACGGTATATTAACGACCGTTTGGCAGTCGCCCCAATCTATGGGGAGCAGTATCCGCCAGCATTCGTAAACTCTCTGGCAACCTTGATCGCCAATGGCGATAGGATCGAGTATACCGAGCACGTCGACGGTTACGGTCATGTGGTATACGGTACTTTTTGGAGTGAAAAACTCCAAAAAACGTTTCAGATAACTGGACGTCGGGGTGAAAATTCTAAATACCCGACTTTTAAACTGGTTTAGGTTACGATTCTTTCTGTCTCTTTCTGGAGCTAATCATGGCAACGATCAACAGTGCGATCGCCGTTCGTTATGCTGGACCCACAGACTATAAGGGCTCCAGATGGATTGTCTCTGGCCATCATGGCAGGATCACAGTAGGTTATAAGTCAGAATTGAACACTGAAGACAATATCCTTAACGCTGCAATTGCTTATCGTGATCGGCACTGTCCAGACTCTAAACTGTCAGAGTCTATTTTAGAGATAGGTTCAGTCTATGCTATCGGGATCGAACGCTAATGCTTACTGTCTCACTGTTAACAATTGCAGGATCTGCCACCATTGGACTGGCAATCCTAGGGATCATCGCTGACATCATCGGAGACTAAGAAAATGGCATACTTCGACCGTTTCGACATTGTGTCTGCCCACTATGCGTTCTATAGCGACAACCATTCCGGGCAGTGTTCGGACGCATATAGCAGACTGTGCAGGATTGAGGAATCGCCTATTCGATTCCGTCCTGGTGCTGCATGGCGTGGATATGAGTCCCTATCTGAAAACGGTAAGGAAATCTATCAGGATCTGTGCGATAAGCATAGTGTCAGCAATCCTAACGAGATACCAGATGACTGTATTGTTTACACTCTGCCTGAATCATGGGCGTCCGCTATAGTTAATGATGACTGGTCGGGATACAAAAATTCTGAAATGGTAATAATTGAATCTTTCTTAGAATCATTGCCGGACAATTCTTATCTGACTCTGTGGGATTATGACTCTGAATTTTGTTATCATCATGATGCATACGAATATGACTGGGGAGGTGATAACTGTCTTAGGTTTGTGTTAATGGAAAACTAAAATAGTCTAGATTTACTGTCTGTTAACAGTCTAAAATGTTTTGTTAACAGACAGTAAACAACTCCAAAAACTGGCAGTAAATTGACAGTTAATGGGGGTTTTTTGGCGGATGTTGGCGGCGCGTTGCCCCGACCCGACCCGACCCCTAAAGATAATTTCAAAGGAACCCCCAAGCTATAAAAGTATGCCTCCCCGACCTCAAAATAAAGCACCTCCTTTTTCCCAGAGAAAACAAAAAATTTTTCCCAGAAAATTTTTCCCAGACCCCCCTTGACATACTCCCAGTACTCATAGTAATATGAATAAAGTAAAGAGGTAACTCAAATGGCAACAAAGCGTAATCTCTGTGCAACTCGCCACACCAAAAGCGGAAGTTCTGATAAGCGTTGTAATACTGGTCTTTCACGCACCTATAAACAGCGCAGCACAAGCAAGAAGCGATAAATAATAATAAACTGAAATACATCATAAGGATTTTATGGCAAAAGGATTTAAGGTTGTTACTGAAGCCCCGAAGGCAAAAGATGAATTTGACATTGAAGCAGCGAAAGAACTCTGTCGTGGAAAGTCTGTAGTATTCTGCCTGCCTGGACGAGGATGTTCTTACACTTTTTTAAAAAACTTTGTTCAACTCTGCTTTGACCTCGTGCAAAATGGCATGAGCATACAGATCTCCCAAGACTATTCCTCGATGGTGAACTTTGCCCGCTGTAAAGTTCTGGGTGCGAATGTTCTCCGAGGAAAGAATCAAGTCCCCTGGGATGGTAAGCTTGATTATGATTATCAACTTTGGATTGATAACGACATTGTGTTTAACACTGAAAGTTTCTATCGTCTCGTAGCAATGGACAAAGATATTGCTTCTGGATGGTATTGTACAGAAGACGGGCAGACTGCCTCTGTCGCTCATTGGTTAGAAGAAGAAGATTTCGCCAAGAACGGTGGAGTGATGAATCACGAAACTACAGAAACCATGAGCAAGCGTCGCAAGCCATTTACGGTAGACTACATTGGTTTCGGTTGGGTTCTGATTAAGAAGGGAGTATTTGAATCTTTAGAATACCCCTGGTTTGCCCCTCAAATGCAAGTCTTTGAATCTGGTGAGATTCAAGATATGTGTGGCGAAGATGTCTCATTCTGTCTGGATGCGAAGAAGAAAGGATTTGAGATTTGGTGTGACCCTGTGATTCGTGTTGGTCACGAAAAAACCCGAGTTATTTAATTTTATTAAGGAAATATAAAAAATGGCAAAGCGTCCTTCTCTCACCAATCAAAATAACGTTGTCAGTCGCCCCAAAAAGACCAAGCAGGGTCGTTCTCCTCGTACCAAGCTTTCTGCAACTTCCTCTCGTCCTCGCATGAAGAAGTATCGCGGACAAGGTAAGGGTTAATTAACTTCAAGGGGGGGAGAAATCCTCCCTTTTTCTGTACTTTTGAGGTTTCTATGATACAACTAAATCCACAAATACCACTATATACACCAAAAGGCAAAGGTTGGGCATTCTTTTTGATTGATAGATCTCAAGAACATGACCTTGAGTGGGTGGTTTTTCTTGATCATACAGGAGAATGTTGGACATTTAACAACTCGGAAGTCAGAATACAGAAAAATTACACTATGAATAGGAATATTTCGGGATAGCAACCCCGTAAAAAGTTCTGTTATTACCCCAAAAGGAGAAAGCAGATGGCAAAAAGTCCTAATCCTGACAGAAATAATGCTTTAATGAGGCAAAATTGCGGCACTACGAGATTAGTTACTGATTATTATGAAGAAACGCCTAAAAAACCCAGAGTCAAGGTACCTATAGTACTTGATTCCTGGACAATCTAAAGAAAAAATCAGGGAGAAATCCCTGATTTTTTAGTATAAATATAGAAAAAACCAGTTTTACTATGCCAATTCAAGAAAGAACAAGCATATCAAGAGTTTTTCGAGATATTAATATAAATTTTAAACGAAATCCTGTTACAAATGATCTTGTTATCTTGAAAAATGAAGATGCAATTAAAAAATCTGTAATAAATTTAGTCAGAACTGTATTAAATGAGAGATTTTTCAATCCTTTAAATGGCACAAGTGTTGAATCTTTACTATTTGAGTTAGATTCAAATTCTTTAAAGTTGGAAACTGCTATACGCGGGGAGATACAAGCAGTTTTAATTAATTATGAGCCCAGAATTTCTTTCAATTCGACAAAAATAAATGTAGACCCTGACAATAATTCACTTTCAATTGAAATATCTTATGATATTGTTGGACAATCTTTACCTCCGCAAGTAGCAAATTTTCTTTTAACTCCAACTAGACTCTAATGGCATTTACTCAATTTACAAATTTAGATTTTGATCAAATTAAAACTTCAATCAAAGACTATTTGAGAGCAAATAGTTACTTTACTGACTTTGATTTTGAAGGTTCTAATTTTTCTATAATTATTGACATTCTAGCATATAATACTTATGTGACTGCTTTCAATACAAATATGGCAGTCAATGAAACCTATTTGGATAGCGCAACTCTTCGCGATAATGTTGTTTTATTAGCAAAAAATATTGGTTATGTTCCAAGATCTAAATCCGCAGCAAAGGCAAATGTTTATTTTTATGTGGACGTAAATGATTTTACAATAATACCAAGAACTTTATCTTTAAAAGCCGGACTTGTTGCAACAGGATCTGCAAATAATTCTAGTTATACATTTTCAATTCCCGAAGATATAACTGTTCCAGTTAAAGATGGAATTGCTGTGTTCAATGGAATAGAAATATATGAAGGCACTTATGTAACTCAACAATTTACTGTAGATTCTTCTTTAATTTCTCAAAAATTTCTTTTAGATAATCCATCCATTGATACTTCATCTATTCGTGTTAAAGTTACTAGAGAAGGTAGAATTGTTGAATATAGAGTAGTAGATAATATTCTAAAATTAGATTCTTCTAGTAAAATATTTTTAATACAAGAAATAGAAGACGAAAAATATCAAGTTATATTTGGTGATGGTATTCTTGGCGAAAAGTTAAAAAATGGTGATATTATAGATGTCTCATATATTGTCACTGCTGGGACAAATGGAAATGGTGTAAATTCTTTTAGTTTCATTGGAACTTTGAAGTCAAACTCAAATTCAACTATTGTAACTGGCATTTCTCCAATCACAACCATAAACAAGTCTGAAAATGGCGGAGAAATTGAATCTGTAGAATCTGTAAAATATTATGCACCAAGAGTATATGCTTCACAATATAGGGCAGTGACTGCAACTGACTATGAGGCATTGGTCTCTACAATATTTCCAAATGCTGAAGCGGTTATAGCATATGGCGGAGAAGAGTTAACCCCACCACAATATGGTAAAGTAATTCTTTCAGTTAAACCAAAGAACGGTGATAGGATATCAGATTTTACAAAAAGAACATTAAGAAATAAACTTAAATCATATTCAGTGGCAGGAATACAAATTGACTTTGCTGATTTGGAATACTTATATGTTGAATTGGATTCTGCAATTTACTATTCACCAACATTTACGACAAATTCAGAAGCATTACAAACAAAAGTTTTAGCAAATTTAAATTCATATGCTAACTCAATTAATGTAAATAAATTTGGTGGAAGAATTAAGTATAGTAAATTAATTAAAATTATTGATGATAGCGATCAAGCAATCACCTCTAATATCACAAAACTATTAATGAGAAGAAATCTTCCAGCAGCGATTGATAGTTTTGCGCAATATGAATTGTGTTATGGGAATCAATTTCACGTCGAATCAGAACAATATAATATTCGTTCAACTGGATTTAAAATTGCCGGAATTGATGACATTTTATACTTTACAGATAAAAAAGTCTCATCTACTCGTGGTGATTTAATTGCATTTAAACTTGTAGACAATAACCCTGTGATTGTCAAGTCTAAAGTAGGTGTAGTTAAATATGACATTGGTGAAATACTTATAGATACTATTAAAATATCATCAACTGTAATGAATGATAATATTATAGAAATTGAAGCAGTTCCAGAATCAAATGATGTTCTTGGATTAAAAAATATTTACACAAAATTGGATATTGCGAACAGTGTGACATCATTCATTGTTGATAATATATCATCCGGTCAAAATCTTTCCGGCACAAATTTTGCAGTTACCTCAAGTTATAAGCCATCCACACCAAAATACACGAGATAAAAATGATTGAAAAGCAAATTCAGAAAGTAGAAATTAATCAAATAATTGAAAGTCAAATTCCTAATTTTCTTCTAACTGATGAAAATGATGGATTCGTTCAATTATTGAAGCAATATTACATATCTCAAGAATTTCAAGGTTCTTCAATCGACCTTGTTGAAAATATTCCAGAATATAAAAATCCTGATATCTTCAATAATGAAGATTTAATTTCATCTACAGTACTAACCTCTTCACTTGAAACATATACAGATGAAATTTCAGTCACTTCTACTTTAGGATGGCCAAGTAGATATGGATTGTTAAAAATAGATAATGAAATTATTACTTATATAAGTAAGACTGATACAAAATTTTTGGGTTGTATTCGTGGATTTAGTGGTATTGAAGGATATAATAGGAAAAATGAAGTTTCTTCTTTAGTATTTTCTACTTCATCTGCTGCATCACATTCATCTGGAGCATCTGTAAGTAACTTAAGTAACTTATTCCTAAAAGAACTTTTATTCAAATCAAAGAGTCAGTTTGCACCTGGGTTTGAAAATTATGATCTTGCAGAAGGATTAGACCAGACATTATTTTTAAAAAGAGTCAGTGATTTTTACAAAGCAAAAGGTACAGACGAATCATTCAAAACTCTTTTCAAGATTCTTTACAATAAGTCTGTAACTGTAATCAAACCTCAAGATTATTTAATTAAACCTTCTGATGCCGAATATCTAACGTCTCAAGCACTTGTTGTTGATTTTATTGAAGGTGAGAATTTAACTGAACTTGAAACTTTATCTATTACTCAAAATAGAAATGAAGAACTAAACCTATTTGATGCAATCGCTTCAATAAGTTCTGTTGAAACTTTAGAAGTTGGAAATACAAGATTATATAAACTAATTCTTGATTCTTCTACAATTTCTGGGGAATTTGGAATTTCCGGAAGAACAAAAACTATTGAATCTATTAGTGCAAATACTTCCACGATAAATGTAGATTCAACTATTGGATTTCCTGCATCCGGTTCTTTTGACTATTTTGATAGTTTTGGTGACAAAATTACAATAAATTACACTTCAAAAACTGTCAATCAATTTTTGGGATGCACAGGTGTATTGTATTCAATCCCAGAAAAAACTACTTTAAATTATGGAAATTATGCATATATTGAAAATCCATTTACCGGAATCAAAACAACGGTAAAATTATTAAAAGTTATCAATAACATTCAAAATTATGACACAACTTATTATTCTCCAAATGACTACGTAACTATAAAATCATTTGGAGAATATTATGACAAAGAAAATCCAAGATTATATTCTTGGATTTCAAATACCAGAACAAGTTACAATGTTGCATCGATTGAAAAACAATCATCGATGTATAAATTTACTTTGCCAGATTCTCATGAGTTCTTAGTTGGAGATAAATTTGAACTATATTCAGTATTAACAAATAGCATTGTCAATACTTTTACCATCACTCAAATTATCAGTGATAATCAATTTCTTGGAAATTTTGGTGACTTCACTCTTGATGTCTCTAAAACTTACTATATCAAAAAAGTTGTTCAAAAAGTAATATCGGATTTATATCCACATTTAAATCCATATATTGGTAATGTATCAAACATTTACACAAATGATACTGATGTATATGTTGCATCAAATTCATTACCAGTTTACATGAGAAATGATACTAAAATATCAGTATCTAAAAATAGTAGATCATTTACAGTAACTTCTGGCAACTTTTTAGTTTCAGAATTTCCTCATGCATTTTATTCTGGAGAGAAAGTTTATGCTAAATTTAGCAATTCTTCAGAATTAAATAATAATTACTATGTGAAAGTTATTGATTCCTTAACGGTAAACCTATCAAAAAGTTCTGCTGATGTATTTTCGCAACAATACATTGAATTTTCTGAAGGGCAGACATGTGAACTAACTTTGTCCAGAGTTTATGGCAAAGAGGCATCTGCTCAACCAATTTTAAGAAAGATTAAAAAATATCCTGAAATTGCAAAAGAAAAAACAAAAACAACTTCAAATAATGGTGTTGGTATATTAATTAATGGCGTTGAATTACTATCATATAAATCTAATGATTACATTGCATATGGACCTATTGATAGTATTAAGATTTTAAATTCCGGTAATGGATATGATGTAATCAATTCTCCAGTAATTATTGCTGAAGATAATTTCTCTGGAGTTGGTACTGGTGCAGTACTTATTCCACACCTAACAGGAAGTCTGAATAGAATAGATATTTTAGATCCTGGATTTGATTTATTAGGAGTTCCAGAGATTGTAATATCTGGAGGAAATGGTTCTGGTGCTAAAGCTTCTGCAAAAATAAGATCAATTGAATACAGTGCAGAATGTAAATCAAATATTGGAATTAATACTGCAAATGATTTTATAACATTTGAATCTCCACACAAATTTAAAAATGGTGAAGAAGTATTTTATCTAAATTTAGGTACGCAAGCAGTTGGTGTCGGTACAACAACTCTTATAAATGGTGCTACTTATTTTGTTAATGTTATTTCTTCAACTTCAATTAAATTATCAAATACAAAAACCGGTTCATTGACGAATACTGATATTATTGATTTTAATTCAGTTGGAAACGGCATTCATAAATTTCAATCTGTACAAAATAAAAATGTATTGAGTTCAGTTGTAGTTGAAAATTCTGGTTCTGGATATAAAAATGCCCCAAGAATTGTAACATCGACTGGAATCAATACATTCACATCATCTATTAATTTTAAGTCACATGGATTTAATAATAGCGAAAAAGTTGTATATTCTTCATCAGGAACCATAATATCTGGATTAAGTACAACTTCAACCTATTATGCTCTAAAAATAGATGAGGATAATTTTAGATTATGTTCATCGTTAGAAAATTTAGCAAATAATATTTACGTAAATTTAAATTCAACTGGAAGTGGATATCATACGTTTAATTATGAACCAATAACAGTTACTATAAATTCTAAAAATGGATTTGGTTTAAGTTCTTATAATCCATCAATTAGACCAATATTTTTAGGTAGTGTTGATAATGTTGTAATCAAATCTGGTGGAAAGAATTATGGAAATTCTGAGATTTTAAATTTCGAAGCAAATCCTTTAATTACAACACAAGAACCAAGTCCTGCTGAATTAAAACCAGTAATAGTTAACGGAAAAATAAAAGAAGTAATTATTGATAATTCCGGATCTGGATATATTTCTGCTCCAAATTTAATTGTGGGCGGAAAAGGAAATGGTGCTAAATTAGTTGCTTCTTTAAATTCCAATGGAGGAATTTCTTCAGTATATGTTGAATCTGCTGGAAATGGATATGATACAATTTCAACTTCGATAATTCCAGAAACTTTAGGCAATTCTTTAGTACTTGAAGCAAAAGTTAAAAAATGGACATTTGACAGAGTTAAAAAATTTGAAACATTTTTCAAGGATGATGATGGAATTTTTGAAAATTCGAAGAGTTTAGATAATACTCTACAATTTTATTCTATTCATATTCCAAAAGAATTGAGAAAATTATGCTTCACAAAAAATAATGACGGATCTAAAAATTATAATTATACAGATTATGATAATAATGTTTCAACTACAAAATATCATTCTCCAATCTTAGGTTGGGCTTATGATGGTTGTCCAATATACGGACAATATGGATATTCTTCTGAATCTGGTGGTGATATTAAAAAACTTAAGAGTGGATATAGTTTAAAATCTTCAAGAGTTGATGGTCCATCAAATGCAATATATCCTCTTGGAACTTTTGTGGAGGATTATGTATATTCAGCATCCGGTGATTTGGATGAATTTAATGGAAGATATTGCATAACTCCAGATTTTCCAAGTGGTGTTTATGCTTATTTTGCAACGAATGCAGAATTTCCTTATACGATAGGTGATTCTTTTGCTTGTGTACCAGATGAATCTAATCTACTACCATACACATCCAATTTAAATCAAAATATTAATTATTCATCTTTAAATTTAAAAAGATATACGTATCCATACAGAATTTCAAGTAACGATAGTTACTACGATTACTTCAATTCTCCTTTAAATTCTTTAAAATTTCCACTAAGAATAGATAAGGTAACCAGTGGAAAAATTAATTCATTTTCCATTATTTCTTCTGGAAATAATTATTCAGTTGGAGATAAAATTTTAAATAATATTGATGGTGAAATTGTTGGGGAAGTCAATGAAGTAGTGAATGAAGATGTTATTTCAATCGCAACAACATCTTTCCAATATTCAAATTGTCCATTACTATATGATAAAACTACTTCTCAAATAGAAGTTTTTACAAATATAAATCAACAATTTAATAATTTAGATGTAGTATCTATTAGTGGAGTAAGCACTTCAAATTTTGAAAGTATTCAAGGTTTTAATAGAATTGGTATAACATCATTCACATATAATCTTACGGTAGGTCTTGGAGTTACAACTTCAACTGGAATAATTACTTCGATATATTTAAGTAATATAAAAGAAATTTCTCCAAATAAAATTTTAAAAATTAACAATGAAAACCTATTGGTATTGAATGTATTTGAAAAATACAATTCAGTTCGTGTTCAACGTGAATATAATTCTACTGGAACTGGACAATCTTATAGTGTTGGGCAACCAGTATCATCCGTTCCTTCTTCTTTCAAGTTTATTAGTGGAATTTCAACTGATTTTGAAACTAAAGTAAATAATCAAATTTACTTTTCACCACAATATTCTGTTGGTGTATCTACTCTTGGTATTGGAGTTACGATATCAATATATACTGGAATTGGATATACATCTAAAGATTTAAATCCAAAATCAATATATATACCGAATCATAATTTAAAGACTGGACAAAAATTAATATATTCAAATGGTGGTGGCACTTCCATAGGTGTTTCTACCAATGGAACTACTGCATTCTACCTTGGTGATGGCAGTTATGTCTACGTGGCAAAATATAACAATGATGAGATTGGAATCTCAACAACACCAATTGGAATTGGTTCTACTGGATTTATTGGAATTGGAACTAATTTGAATATACTATATTTCAATAGCCTTGGAGTGGGTGAAAAACATAGTTTTAAAACAACATTTACTGAAGTAACTACAAATGTCAGTAAGAATATATCTACAGTATTAGTTAAAAATAATTATTCAAATGTTTCAAACATTGACTTAGTTGTTTTACCAAATCAAACTACTTATTTGAAATTAGTATATGATGATTCAACAAGAAGACTTTTAATAAATCCAAAAAATTCTTCTTCTGTTGACGTGTTATTAAATACGATAACTATTGATAATCATGGGTATTCTACCGGTGATAAAGTTTTATACAAAACTTCTGGAACTCCTATTGGTGGACTATCAAATAATTCTTACTATTATGTGATAAAGCAAACAGAATCTTTATTTAAGTTAGTAGAAGCATATAGTTCGATATTCAATCCAGATAATAATATTGTAAATGTAACAAATTCTGGTTCAGGAACGCATACATTCTATTTGGTAAATCCAAAATTAAATCTATATAAAGGTAACACAATACTATTTGACACTTCAGATTCATCTTTATCTGAAGTCATATCTGGTGTTCAAACTTCAGTATTTTCTTTTGATATTTACACAGATCCAGATTTTTCAAATAGATATGCTGGAATAAATTCATCGATTACTAAAACTGGATTTGTTGGAGTTGGATCAACATCTAACGTATCTAATTTAACTCTAAAAACAGATGAACTCACTCCAAGTATTTTATACTATGGAATAAAACCTTTAAGAATTTTAGAATCCAGTGATTCTAAAAAGAATTTTACTGTGGATACTGATGTTAATGAGAGTTTTAAAATTTCCTTATCTGAAAGTTTATATAATGGATTATATTCAATCACTGGTATTGGAACAACTACTTTTAGTATAAATTTAAAAAATACTCCAGAAAGTTTATCTTACAATCAAAATAATTCAAATATAAAATACAAAACAACTGAATTTGGTTCTTCTGGTAAAATAAATTCTACCAGAGTAACATCAACAAAAACTTATTCATATCCAGTAACTAATTTATCAGTTCAGTCGTTGAATGGTTCTGGTGCTCTATTGTCAGTAAATTCAAGTGAGATTGGAAAAATTTCTGATGTATCTTCTTTAGCTATTACATCAGAAATTCCAAGCGATCCTACATTAGTTCCAATTGTAAACTTCCCACAAATTTTAAGAGTTGATGAGTCTTCTTCTCTAAAATTTGTTGGTGTGAGTTCTGGTGGTAAAAAGTATACATATCCTCCAAAATTAATTGTATTAGATTCAACAACAAATTCAATAGTGCCTGATGTTGAATTAGAGGCAGTTTTATCTGGAACTTCTATTGGAAAAGTAAATATTATATCAAATACAAAGTCTTTATATGATTTTTCTCCAAGAATTATTTCAACAGATAACTCAAATGGAATTGGAATTAACACAATCTCATATAATAATTTAACCAAAACAGTCGTTGTTTCTCTTGCCGCATCTTTTTCTGTTTCTTCTGATTATCCTTTTGAAATTGGAAAAAATGTATATGTGGAAAACATAGGAATATCTACTGCAACTGATTATGGATTTAATTCCAGCGATTATAATTACATATCATTCCAAGTTGTTGGTGTAAATACTAATCTCGGTGGAGCAAAACCAACAGTATCTTACAAGTTACCAGACTGGGCATCAAATGCTACGGTTGGTATACTAACTTGTATTGCTGCCAGAATAATTCCAGAACAAGATTTACCAATTTTTAACGCAGTTACTGAAATAAATTCTTTCAGTTCTGATGAAATAATTTTATCTAACAATAAATTTGGCAAAAATGTAAGTTGGGATAAAAATTCTAAATTACTAAAAGTTAATGCTTTAACAGAATATAATGTTGGAGATATAATTATTGGAAAAACCAGTGGAACTAAAGCAAGGGTCATAGATAAATATGAATATTTTTCAGATTTTTCAACCGGCGCTTTAACTAAGCCATTTAAATTCTTTAACAAAGAAACTGGAAAAATTAGTGAATCATTCCAAAGATTTGAGGATAGCGACTATAATCAATTATTCGCATATTCATTAAAATCAGAAATTCCATATGAAACTTGGAAGTCTCCAGTTTTAGGTCTTTCTCATGTTGCTGGTTATAAACCTTTCTGTGATTTGCAAGTAATTTCTACTGGAACTACATCAAATACTGATGTTAAATTGAATGAAGTTAAATCAACCGTTGAAATTTTCAATCAATCATCAGTTTTATGTAGAACTGATTATGATTATGCATATGAAAATAATATTAACATTAATGATAAGACATATTCAAATCAAATATCATTTAATTCAAAAGTTCTTACTGATTACATTCAGTCAAAAACAAATAGAGCACTATTATTAGATGATATAAGTTCTCAATTTAATAGTAACCCAAGAGTAGAAAAATATTCATCAATTTCTGAATTTGAATTTCCAACT